CCCCTTGGCAATGATGCCCTTATGCGGAGGATGTTCATCGCATCCGTGAAGGTAGTAGGCATCCCCCTGCCGCCCTGCGCCTCTCCCATTGATGAAGACATCCGGGCTGTGCTCGTCCAGCCCCCTCGGCGGGCAGGCATCATGTCCTGTATCTTTGTCGTTGTGCCGTGTTGCCGGTGGCATAGGAATCCCCCTCTCAGTTGATGTCAATGCGCGGAGCCTTGAGGTCTATGTGCTTCCCGCCCTTCATCTCGATCAGGGGAGCCTCGAACTCCAGCTTCTCTTCTGCCTCTATGCGAATCTTGGGCGCGGTCAGTACCAGTTCCTTCGACGCATGAATCTCAATCTTTCCCTTGTCCATGTCGATGCGGATGAAGCTGCCGTCCTTATAGTGGATGCTCCGGACATTGTTGCTCGTTTCCACCGGCGGGTCTTCCTTGCTGTACATGGCACAGGCAACGAAACCTTCCCCGGGGCCTTTCCCGTTGGTGTTTGGCATCAGGAAACAGATCACCTGCTCATCGATATCCGGCATCCACCAGTCCTTCGTTTTGTTCGTGCAGCGGCTCAGAACCCTGAGCTCCTTTGTTGTCCGATCGTCCTTGTCCGGCCTCCTCACGATGACCGTCCCCGGCTCCTTGCCGTAGGCGCATACAATACCGATGAAGCTGTACTCATAATTCACCGGCAGGGCTGTCCCGCCCCCTGTCATCTCAACTCCCATGCCAGATGCCTCCTATCAATAGCCTTTCAGGCATTTCCTGATTTCCACGCTGGTCGTGTAGCTCTCACTGATTTCATGAGTCACCTTGGTCACAAGGTAGTTCCCGTCAAAATGGCCGAAGCCCTTGAGCGCCAGTACCTGCCCTGCGGCAAGGTTCGTGTTCCCCACGGTGGTGAAGTGCCCCGTGACTTCTTCCTTGTTGGCCTCCCGGAGCTTCTTCTTGGCAAGACGCTCCGCCTCCCCCTGGTCTTCCACCTGCTCCCGGACGTGGAGGGTCCGCCCCTTTTCCTTGTCCGGCGCGGCAAACTCGCCCTCAATGAGCTTCTTGTCCTTCCCCTTCTGGTAGGAAACGTGGCATTTCCAGTACACGTCTCTCGTCTTCGCCCGCATGCGGTACTCCGTGAGCCATCGTATGCCGTCGCTCCCCCTGGATGTCCCGGGCTTGTAGACGGTGAACACCGGCGGCTGGGATTCGTACTTCGGTTCATCGAAGATGACGACTTCTTCCAGGAGAATCTTGAGGCTCATACCATGGTCATGGCAGACCTTGCGAAGGAATTCCAGATCGGCCTTGTCGTCCTGCTCCATATGGTCTATGGTCGGGTTCTCGTCGCATTCCCATCGAAGAGAAAGGCCATTCCTTCCGCAGATGTCGCCGGCGCATTCCTTGACCGTGATTCCCTCCCATGTCTGGTTCTTCTTCGTGCCGCGCAGGGAGGCATTCCCCACAATGGAAACCGCCTTAATCCGCACCGTGGACGGGTAGCCCGTGACCTCGATTTCGTCAATCTCGTACTTCCCTGCATGGAAGGAAGCTTCCCCGTCCTGCAGAGTGACGCGGTTGAAGGTATGGATGGTGAGGTCGAGGACATTGCCCTCCCCTTCCGGGTACCAGTCCCCCATCCATACCTGCGCCCTGTCCTCCAGCTCAATCGACACGTCATCCGCCTCATCGGCCAGATTGTCCGTGATGGTCGCGGAGAGGAAATACTTGCTGATATCCCCGGAAATGTCCTGTGCCCCGCCTCCGCCTGCCGCATAGCCCACTTCCAGCCATGCGCGGCGGGCAAGTTCCGTGCCTTCCGGCTTTGTGTCCTGCAATCCTTTCACCATGCCGGATTTACCTCCTTCCCGCAAGGGGACTAGCTCAGCGTCGCCACGGCGGCAGGATGCTCGATGTCACAGGGTCGGCATCCGGGCAGACGAGCGTCACGCCGGACGGGAAAACCATTATGTCACGATACCCCTCGTTGGCCGCTAAAAGCTTCGAGATGTACGCTTCATTCCTGTACACCTTGTAGGCGATGAAATCCCACATATCCCCTTGGATGGTGGTATACTCACGTGGCATACGACCGCCTCCTTTGCTCGTGCATGAACACTTCCATCATCCCGCCAAACTTTTTGCTTACCTCGTGCAGGATTTTCTCCCGCTCGCTGGCAAGAAGTTCTTCCAGCTGGGATACCGTGCTACCGTCCGCATTCCCTTGGATGGTAATCTGCGGATTATAGTTGATCTCGATAGCTCCGCCCATGCCGGACGGCGGCTCCATGGCCATGGGAGCTTCTACAGCCCCCTCCGTTCCCGGCATGGCAAGCTCGGCCAACATGCCGATATCCTGCGGCAAAGCATTCACCATTGGGATGGACGCTTCCAAAGGCGGTCTTTGGAACATCCCGCCTAAGAACCCCGCGCCCTGCGGCATCCACTTGGGAAGCCCCTTGCCAAGAATGCTGGAAGCAGCCCGTTTTCCCATGCCTGCAAGGTCAGGCAGGATATTTCCCATGGACGGGATTTCCTGCACCAAATCCGGAATCCGGATGTCCGGCATCACCGGTGGCTTCTGCACCAGCTCCGGAATCTGAACATCCGGCATCATTGGCGGTTTTTGCATATGAACGGTTGATAATGTCGGCATGTTTTGCAATGCTTGTTCCGCTGTTGCTGTGCCGTCCCCGCCTGGTATTCTTTTCGGCAGAATGCCCAGCATCTCGCCCGCCTGTCTCCAAAGGGAAGCAGCGCGTCTTGAACCATCCAGAGGGATGGCCGCTTCTGCACTGTTCTCTGCAAATGTCGTGAGGAATGCACCCTTCTGGTAGATGCCACCCTCGGCATTATGCGCCACATTTGCTCCACTGCCCGCATTCGCGGCAGCTGCCGCAACGCTGGAAGCCGCGCTCTGGAAAGTGCTGACCGCTCCTTGCGCCGCACTCCCAAGACTTGAGATTGCAGAGGCGGCAACGGAAGAAGAGCTTCCAAGCGATGCCAGCCCCTCATTCGTAGACGTGAGCGCCGATGCAAACTGCTGCACAATGGCGATAACGGAAGCCACGGTCTCCTTGAACTGCGCCAGCAAGGCATTCCCTGCGGTCATCAACTCGTTATGCTGCGCGGAAAGAGGATTCCCTGCGCCGACCAGCTCATTATGCTGTTGCAGAAGCGGGCTCCCAGCACCTACAGTTTCCGACAACTGCGCAAGATTTGGTGTTGCCTGCCCTGCGGTTTCGCCGAACTGCGTCACATTCGGGAGCGCGGTTCCCAGATTCTCACCAAGCTGAGCCATGCTCTGCCCACCTTGCTGGATCATCTGCGTGTATTGTTCCATGCCCTGCCCGTTCGCTTCCACGGCGGCCTTGTACTGCTCCAAAGCTGCCGCGTTCTGCTGTGTGGCGGTAGCTGTCTGCGTCGCCGATTCGCCCAATGCCGCTACCTGTGCCTGCGCAGCAGACGTGTCCGGCATGGGAATTGCCGCCACCTGTGCCGCAATCTGCATGGAGCCGCTTTCTCTATTGGACATTTGCGCCCCCGCAGAAGCCGACTTCGCCTGCTCTGCCTTCGCCTGTACTTCGTCGGCTTTCCCGAGAAGCGTGTCGAAAATATCCCCAATGCCTCCTGCAATGGTCTTGAACGTCCCAAGTGTTGCATCGGAGAAGCCTTTCACCGCCTGTCCTGCGCCTTGCCAAGCTCTGTTCCAGTCCCCTGTGAAGAGGCCGGCGACAATATTGATGACTCCTCCGATGATCTGCGCCACAGATGCAACCAAGTTTATGATGACAGAGATGGCCGTCCCGACAATCCCTGCTGCAATATCGAAGGCCGCACCTATAAGGAAGCCCAGATTGTTGAAGATTGCCCCAATGATTTGCGATGACTGGAGGCTCTGTCCTGTGACGCTGTTCCATACTGCTGTGATTTTGTTGAGCGCGTCCTGGAAGTGCTGCTGGATGCGCGCCACCGTAGCTCCCACCGTGCCGGATATGTGGTTGAACACAATCGAAGCGGTTTCCTTCAGTTTGTCGAAGTTCGCCGCCACCAACGCAATCACGGCGACGATGGCCAGAATCGCCACAATGACGGGAAGCCCTACCGTGGCAAGGCTGGCAAGAGCGCCGGAAATCATTCCCGGAATGGCCGCAAAGGCTCCGGAAATCATCGCGGGGATGGCCATAAGAGCCGCCCTTGCCGCCGCCAACCTTGCGGGAATCGCACCGAAGAGCGCCGTGACTGTCGTAATGGGGTGCCGCAGGGCAGTCATGGAAGCTCCCAAAGCGGCATTCGCTCCGGCGTGGATCATGGTGGCGATGGCCGACAGCCTAGTTTTCGCTGCAAGAAGCGTCTGCGATGCAGCAACCATATCAATCGTCGTTTCGAGGAGCCTCCAACCGGCTACAACCACGTTGACCGTGAGCGCTGTCATGATCATTCCGGCAATTGCCGCTGCCGCCGCACCCGCAGCCAGGACAATGGACTGGTGCTCGCCAGCCCATTCCGCCAGCTTCGTCGCAAAGACGGCGGCCTTCTCTGCCGCAGCCCTTACCACGGGCAGGAATGCATCGCCAATGTTCTGTGCCACTGCCTCCACTGCCGAGTTCAGGCGGGTAAACGCCCCCTTCGTGGTATCCTGCATGGTTGCCGCCGCCTGCTTTGCCGCACCGTCACAGGTGCGAAGCTTCTCGTAGAACTCCCGGATGGAACCGCTGCTGTTCGACATGACGGCTGCCCATCCGGATACAGCATTGATTCCCGTGATGGCATTGAGCGCAGCTATCTTCTCCTGGTCGGATGCACCGGCCATGCTTTTCTCTATCTGCTCGATGACGGAAATGAGCTGTTCGCCCGGGCCCTTCGTGGAATCCAGCGTAATCCCGTATGCCTGCGCCGTTGCCTGCGCGTTTGCCCACTCCGCCTGCGCATCGGAAAGGGAAATGCCCATTTCCTGCATGGCCTTGCTGGCCTTCTTTGGGGGCGCAACCAGACGCAACATCCCCTGCCGCAGGGATGTTCCTGCCTGCGATCCCGCGATACCGGCATCCGCCATGAACTTTGCCATTGTGGCGGTTTCTTCCAATGATGCACCAAAGGATTTCGCCACTGGCGCGGCGTATTTCATGGTCTCTCCCAAAGACCTTAAATCTGTGTTTGCGTGGGTGGAGGTATAGGCTAGGACATCAATGGAATGTTCGATTTTGTCTGCTCCTAACCCAAAGCCTGACATTATGTTTGTGGCAATGCGTGCGGCATCACCTAGCTCCATATTCTCTACTGCCGCCATATTCAGGACATGTGGCAATGACGCATAAACCTTTTCCGTATCGTATCCCGCTTTGGCGAGTTCAAATTGTGCCTGAGCAGCCTGTACAGATGTGAATTGCGTTGTCCGTCCCATTTCCTTGGCTTGCTCCGTTAGCTTCTGCATTTCGGAGTTGACACGTTCCCAATTCCCAAGCTTGATGTTGTCCATCTGCGTCATGGACTTGACCTTGGCCATTTCCGCCTCGAAGTCCATGGCCGATGAGATGGCCCCAACGAAGGGAGAAAGGATGGTCTTGGAAGCTTCCAGTCCGGCCTTCCAGTTGCCCGTGGCGTTGTAGAAATCCGTCTGGGCCTGTCCATGCGCCCGTTGCCTTTGGGCTTGCTGTGCCTGCTGGTTGTTGTATTGTTCCTGCGTTCGTCGAGCCCGTTCCATCTCCTGGCTTGTTCGCCTCAGCTCGTTCTGGAGATGCCTCTGGTTCGAATCAAAGAACTGCGTGTAGAACCCTGCCCGCTGAAGCTCTGCCGACAGCCTCCGCAATCCATCCTGGCTCCTGTTGTATGCAGAACCTAATGTTCTTGCATTTGCCGACGCTTGGGTGAAAGCGCTCCTCGACGCTCTCGCCGCCGCTTGGGCGGATTGGTAAGCGGCAGTCAGCTGCGCCAGGCTGGCGCGTGCCGCCCGATAGGCTTCCGGGTTTGCACTCCGGCTCATCCCGGAAAGAGCCGCTTTTGCCTGATTTATTTGCGCCCTGTATCGGGCTGCTGCTTCCTGGTTCTTCCTGAATTCCGCTCCCAGCCGGGACACCGTCTCCCTGGCATGCCTGAATCTTTCCCCCAAGACCTCTGCCGCCCGCGCCATCTCCTTGTATTTCTGGGCCTTTGCCTGGACAGCCTGAAGCCTCTGCATCTTCTTTTGCAATTCTGCCGCATCGGCCATTGCCTTGCGAACGGACTCAGGAATCGACCGGTCAAGCTGTCCCTTGAGTCGAATGAGCAGTTCCATGTCTCTTCCAGCCACTTCTCAAAGCACCTCCCATGTGGTAAAATAAAAGCAAGAAAATTTAGCAAAGTGGGTGATCACCATGACCGATCCAAGACCGCTTTACATGAACGACCCAGACCCTTGGGGAGCCTGCCATTGGGGGCTGGTAGACCATCCCCACTACCTCGACTGCACGAATTGTTACTACGGGAAACATTGCGACATCGGGGCTATCGAGATTGAACGAATGGAACTCGAAGCCCAAAGAAAGGAATGCGAGAAAATCGTTTCCGACGCCATGAACTGGGACCCGGAGTATGAGGATTGCATCGCCGCTGCCCGTGCCGCAGAGAAATACCTCGAAAGAACGCGGCGCGAATCCCCCTTCTGATTCCATGCAGGCCGCCCGTGGGGCGGCCTTTTTCATTTCCTCTTTGCAGCGTTCTCCATCATCTTGTTTTCCCTGCGGATCTCCTCGTTCATGGTCTTCACCCACTCGACAAACTCGCCCACCGGCAATTCCAAGAAAAAGCCGATGGGCGTTTTCGTGTACTTGGAGAGGCGCATGGCAGACAGGCGAAGATTCCCGCCTATTCCGCTCCGCTTAAAAAAGCCGCCACCCGGTTCGTCACTGCCGTGAAGTCCGGGCCGCTCAGGCGGATGATATCGTCATACCGCATGCCTGCAGCAGCTGCCGCCACCTGCGCCTTGTAGACCGTCGAGAACTGCGGGATGACAATGTTGCCGTCGATTTTCCTGGCGTTTTTCTCGCAGCTCAAAAGCGTCAGCCCGTTGACCTTGTCGAAATCCAGAACGATTTCCTTCCTCCCGTTCATGGGCTTGCAGAGCCGGATGACATTTCCCTCATCCACGGTTTCCGCATCTAAAACTTCCAACGCTGTGTCCTGCACGTTTTCCTCTGCCATATTGCTCGTTCCCCTTTCTGCTTATCAGCTCATGCCGATATTCTGACGAATCTTCTTCATGAAGTCCTCACCATTGACCACGCACTTGTAGCCGTACTTGTCAATCTCCACAATGGTCTCGCCCTCATATTCCACCTTGTAATAATGAACCTCGATGGTGTTGGAGCTGTCCGTCGTGTTCATGGCCTCGAACGTCCCCGGCGCATAGGACTTCGCCCTTCCGCGCACCGTGACGATGATTTGGTCATGCACATAGTTGTTCTCCCCGCCATCCATGTTCTGGATGTCGCCGTAGATCTGCAACGCCACCAGCTGACCACCCACGATGCGCAGACCCGTCACATGCGGCGTGCGCCAGTTGAGCGTGAGCTCCATCGAGCCGAAATGCCCGTGAACCGGTGCATCCAGCTCACCCGAGAAGCCAACGCCCGTGATGGATGTCGTGCTCGATGACATCTCAGGCAAATCCACGTTGGCAATGCCGATCATATTGTCTTCGCCGTCCCAGTACACCCGCGCCTCATTCAGCATCTCGGGAACCTTGTTGACGGCGAATCTCTGCAAGTCAAACTTGAACATTTTCATGTTTCACACCCCCTAGGCCACCGCTTCAAAGAGCGCCTTGAAATTGCTCACATCGTACTCGAAGATGCACTCGATTTCCTGCGCCGGGACAGGCGGTGTGATATAGCTGTGCACGCGGATGATGCCTGACATGAGATCCGTGAGCGGGTTCTCATCCTGCAGGAACTTGATGGTTCCGCCGAGGAGATATCCACGCGAGACAAGACCATTGAGGCGAATCTGCTCGCTGTCGATGATGGTCTTGATAAGTCTCGGCATGAGCGGCTGGTCCACCTTCTGCCAATATGTGAGGATGAATGTCTGGTACTGCCAGTCGAACATCCTGCGAACGCAGATGAAGCAGTCTTTCGGGTCGGTGTTCGATGGATAGCATCCGGTGTAGTTGCCCCAGCTCTTCCAGCCACCGACGAAGTTCAAGCCTGTCACGATGCCCTGACTATTGAGCATATTCGCTTGCTCCAACGTCAATGCGACCTCCGTGCCGTCCTTCAAGCAGATGCCCGTGGCCTGCATGGCGATATTCGAAGGAGACTGGTACGGTACATCCTCGTTCCTTGCATCCGTCGCGCCGATAATCCCCAAAAGATGCGTGGACATACGATAAACCTGCTCGCCATTCCTCACGCACGGCCAGCAGACCACCTGATTGATACCCGTGTAGTTGTTCTGGTTCTTCCAGAGATTGACGGCGGAATACTTCCGCACGGCATCCGTGTCCACGTCCGTCAGCACGATGCAACGGAACAGCCCGCAGAGCGTCAGCGCCTTTGCCTTCATGACCGATGCCACCGTGGGATCCTGCGACCATCCGGGTGCGGCGAGGA